GTAAGCTTAGCCATTGACTATCTCCACGTAGAGGTCGATCTCACCGCGGGATAGCTTTCCGTTGTATTTCTTAGCGAAGGCATCCACGCCATGCTTATCGAGGTAAGCCTGAATCTTAGGGTCTTTCTCTGGTTGATCAGCCATCTCAGCTATTACGTTAAGTGGAAGTCTATCAGCAAATGGGGCGAGCATCTCAGCTACCTTAGCAGTTGATGGATTCTTTTTCATAGCGGCCAGTCCGGCTTTAACTTTCTGTATGTCCTGGGCTTCAGTCTCTGGGTCAACGGTTTGTCCGCCAAAGATGTCAGGGTTGCTTGGAGTCCTGGCTTTCTTTTGGGCCTTTGCTTTAGCCAGCTCTTTGTCAAGGTCTTTCACGTATTTACCAAGGTTGAGCATGATCAGTGCAGTCTTCTCTGTTATAAGGCCATCGTCCAGCAAGGTAGAGACGATTTGCTGATTAACGTTGAGGTCTTCATCTAAAATGTCAGGCATATCGATGTTATACTGTGTTTCTTGGTCAAATTCATCAGGGCGTAGTTTTGCCATGCGTTCGATGTATAGATCTATCAATTGTCTAACCGGGGCCTCCATCTGGCCTTGCTTACGTATAGCTTTCTTTATAAGCATTGGAGTCTGTTCAGATACTGATGCTTTAGATGATTGCACGGCCGTACCGAATGCGAACTCTGGAGTCTCGGAGTTTTGGCTTATTAACCAGAACAGTATATTAAGAATGATCTGAGCGTCTCCGGCTGTACCGGTGGCCTGCAGCATGTCTATCTTACCGCCTTCACCGGCGACGAGCATTTTGTTAGCGTCCCATTTGAGGTTGTACTGTATCTTACCATTCTCGTCTGTCTCTTGTTGTGCGTTGAGTTCTAGGAACTGTTTAACGTTCTTTAAGCCAGACACAGTAGGAACAGATGTGGAGTTAAAGATGTTGCCTTTGATAGCGGCGGCCAAAACTGCATGGTAATTAGCGAAGAGATAGTACAGGCTTTGGTATTCAGATACTCCGTAAAGCATTCGGCCTTCACGTTCATTGGCGAAGTGGACGACTGGTAATTGTCGTTCCTCTAGACCACCATCGGCTTCGTTCCTATAATCAACCTTAGTGCCTGCCTGTTCTATTCGATTTTGGTTATCATCTATAATGCATCGGCGACGGTATGTAGTACGTATTTCATCTACATAGTTGATCGTCTTGGATTTAGTCTTATCAGCTGGGTCTTTGATTGAGGTGAAGATATCATATCCCGCGATTTTATTAGGGTTCCACTCGTCTACGATTACATCAACGTCTTCAGAAGGTACCTCTAACATCTCGCCATCATCTTCCATGACAACAAATACATCGCCATCTCTCTCAGTATTACGTGCGTATAAGAATAGATCGTGGCGATGTTCATCTAACCATTGATTTACATTGGCGACAGTCTTATTAATAGGTTCGTCCTGCAATAGAGGGTCAGCCTCGGGGTCGTCAACTGGATTACTGTTGTCATCAACTGGATTAGGAGTAATTGGATTACCACCGGCGTCGAGTTTGGGTGTTGTTTTCTTATCAGCGTCAGTCTCTTCGTCGTCTTCTTCTGTTACTGTCTTATTTTCAACGATCTGTGGAGCAGTTCCCATGGCAAATGCAGCGGATATATTTACAATTGGCTTAGCAAATGAGGCGCCAAGGAGGTATTCTGCGCCGAAGACCTCACCCGTTTTCTTATCTTTATACTCATTAGCGTAGAAGCAGGACCGGGCAAGTCCTACTGATGTTCGTGAGCTGTCTATGGTCACAACAGTTTGATAACCATTGAATTTAGCTTTGATCTGACTAAACATACCGATCTTTTCAAAAGGTCGGCCGAGCATTTCTGTAACTGTTTTGATGCGTTTGAATCGAGTTTTCTTAGGGTACATGATTAAATAGCCTTTACCATATTATTATATCCTAAGTGCTAACGATTATATATGTCCGCCTTGAGATTGAGGTAGCCCCTGAGATCTGAGCCACCATTCTGTACGTGCCATTCTAAATAGTATCGGAGTGCATCGCAACCGTGATCGTCCTTCTTCTCGGGTGTGTCTGTGCCCTCTTTGTAGTGATAGAGTGAGAATATCTCCTCCATTAGCTCTGGACATCGCTCAGCGTCTATAACGAGCTTACCTTCACGGAGTAATGCCCGAATTAACTCAATACCATCTTCGATTTTAGTAGCAGGAGCAGCGATAGCCAATTCATCAAAGCCCTTATCTACAAATATTTTGTTCATTTCGAGTATTTGACCAGCACCGCGGGGATCACAGACCCACTGCTCGATCGCGTATTCTTGGGCCCACTCAACGTAGGTGTCCTCTGTAGCATCAGTTATAGCCGTGCGCCTGGTGTAATCTTCAGCCAATACGTAGTAGATCTCAGTGGTAGGGTCGTACTCAATCAGCAATGCAACGTTAGGATTGCTTGTGCCGAAGTCCTGCCCAACGCCGTGCTCCATCCATTTGTGCCAGATAGTTTTAGCTGTGTTCTTACCCTCTTCGGCCATGAAGTAGATAAGGCCTTCACGGGATGGCTTCTCGTTAGTCCACTGAGTTCGCCATGTGTCGAGTGTCATTGTGCTAAACTTCTGGGCAGCATCGTCGAGTGAGTAGAAGCCATCAGTTTCACCTGCATATGGGGCAACGAGATCGTAGAATGATACGACTTCCCCGTTGTTATCGGTCTTCTTAAGGTCTTTATATTTCTCAATATCTTTTAGAGTGTAGGCCTCAAGCACGCCGAAAATGTTCCAGGTGTACACGGTAAAGCCTGGCATTTGCCCCTTCTTAATGTCATTGAGTATGCGTTGCATTGAGCCATAGATGTATTTTCTAGTGGATAGCAGAATGTTACGAGCACCAATTCCTTTGTCCCTATCCGACTTAGCCATTGATAGGAACTCCTGAATAACCTCCCAAGGCATAAGCTCTACCTCATCGGCGTTGGCTTTATTAGGGTGCGGTGAGTTCACACCACTGATTGTACCTGTAAGAATTTCAACGATCGAACCATTGGTAAAGTCAGTATGCGATTGAATAGATTTAACTACATGTGGCCATACCTTAGGTGCACGAATGAAGTTAAGAAAGTGCTTATACCCTTTGTTGGCCTGAGATAGAACAGCCGCGACCGATGCAGTTTCACAGCCTGGTTTGAATATAGAGTCCAGTGCTGCAACCATAGCCACCGCGAATGTTTTACCACCATTTCGATTTGCCAATAAAACTGCGTTAGTACAACGCTCGAAGAACATATCCGCCACAAATTGAAACACCGAAGAAGAACCCGGTACTGGGTTTTTACGAGGGAATGCTATTCCCCAAGTATCTTTGATGTAGAGCCATAGTTCGTCGTCGGTTTGAGGTGCTTCCTGTCTAATTAGAAGCTTCGAACTCAGCCCCTTCGACAACAAATGAACTGACTCCTTCAATGAACGTTTTTCTTCTTTCATTTGGGTCCTTTAATTTATCGGCAGTTTCATAGGCCATTACTATTCGGGCAATTAAGAGATTGATAGTCTCAATCCGAATAGTAACCTCTTTGCCTTTGAGAATTTCTTTATGGTTCTTAGCTATTTCACTAAGCTGTTTGCTGGCTAGAATTACTTTGCTAAAGTCATTGTCGCGTACTTTAACATGATGATCTAAAGTCTTCTTACCATCGGACCTTCTTACTTTATCATCATGCTCTTTATTTGGGCATTTAACTTCGACGTATACCCACTGCTTACAATCAAAACAATAAGCTTTAAGTGGGTCGTCCTGCATACGGCTAAGCATAGTTCGAACCATACCAATCTCACCGAGCAGATCGAGAGGATTCTCTAGATCGAGTGCCATCTGATCTTTCTCATCAGTGAGTGTCTTCTTCCAATATGCTAATGAGTTCTTAGGCCCGGTCGAAGCACCACCATGAGTACGACATCGGCCGTTAGCCATTGGAGCTCTGTGGCACACCTTGTACTTTCTAGCCACGCCCTTTTTATTGACGGTAGACTTATTCTTGGCACCACATATCGGATTGCCCTTTTTGTTAAATAATTCTACTTTCTTATTTTTTGCCATCAGGAACTCCCACATCTAATGCAAATTCAATAGCCTTAGCAACGTTGGTTACTGCAAACTCAGTCATTTGTCGATCAGCGTCAGTCATATTATTTTGAGTAGGGCCTACAAGAATGTGGGACATCTCATGAATAAATACGCCACGTAATTGCTCGTCTGATTGTTCCTCTACTACTGGCATATACCAACGGACATGACCATGTCTATACTCCCAATTAGTCGAAGTCATAGCAACAGTTGCTGGCTCATCTTCTTCTTTGTATCGAATAAACTCATGGCTGATGCTCCACCAGTTCATACCGAGATCTCTCTGCAGACCTTCAATTAAAACGAGGATTCGCTTCTTCTGTTTGTAATAATCTTTATCGTTCACTGACCATACCCTCCGCGATTAACCCTATGACAATAGCATCAGCCTGATCTTCTAATACTTCTTCGACTGGAACCCCGATGAGATTTGCTGCGAAGTTTCGAGTAACCTCTTTCTTGTTATCCACACGAGTATTAATATTGAGATAGCTAGTAAGAGCAGAAGGATTAATATCGATAATATCAAGATTGTAATTAAGTCCAACGGATGCAATAATTCCACGTGTTTCCCCCATGATCTTAGTTATTTTAGGATTGCTAAACTTACCCCGTTTTTGAAAGATGTCCTCTATGGCCATGGCTTTAAGATTATTATCACAGACCAGTTCTGTTAAATCATCGAGCAGCATTTTATAGCGAAGCATTCGGTCTTTACCCTTAAGGCGAATGACACCAGAATCAATGACCATTCGGTCTTCGAGTATTGCAAATCCACATTTAGTGGAACCCTGGTCAATTGCTATTATTCTCATTTGGCTGTTCGCTCTTTTCTAGTAAGAATTTAATGATCTTTTGCGCCATGGGACTCTGGTCATCCAACTTAATGGCAGATCCCTCTACCTCTATTTTATGATTATTTTCACATGTAATGATATAGATATGCTGATAATGTGTTGTGCTTATCGGTTTTAGATCAGTGTGCGCAAGGAACATACCATCCGAGCATTTAGCACAGACCATGAACATCATTTTCCAGCTCTTTTTAGTTTCTCTTCTTTTTCAATTTTAAAGTTGGAACCAGCCTGGTGGAATGCGTAGAAGCAAGCTCCTGCAAATACAGCAGTAAGAACTCGAGAGTTTTGGACGTTAGAAAAGAACGCTATCCATATTGCAATGCCTGCATTTATATACCCAAGGAATTGCCACCATCTACCCCAATTATAGGCAGCTCTCTGTATTGCTAACGATTCTTCTATTTCAGGTGAGCCTGGGATATAATTCATTTTCCAGTTCCTTCGCAACTTGGACCATAGATCGCTGGGTCGTAATCATGTTCAGGTTTCGTTTGAACATCAATCTTACCATGTCCTTGAGTATCATCTCGGGTATCTACTGGTTGTGGTTGTGGACCTGTGTAATTAGCTATGCACTCAGCCTCATTGGCAGCCTTAGTACATTCTGGGACGGCTGGGTCGCTGTTATCGCAGTTGCCATTAACTAATGGGCGATTAGGGTACTGACAGTTCTCAGCTGCTTTAGCTCCCTCAAAATAGGTTAGGGCTAAACCGACTGTTGCTCCTAGAGCTATGCTAATGATCGTTAGTAGTAGGAATTTCTTCATCTTCTTTCTCCTCGTTCTTTTTAATAATATCACCAAGTGCTAGAACGCACGGGAATGTGTTGTGCCATAAACC